GACTTCGGTGGTGGTCTTCTTAGAATAGTTTGTAGCCCTGATCCGCAGTTCTACATCGGTGGTGTTGTTAGTAGCCATGGGTCAGCTTTCGCAGTTCGGTTTTCAAATTCTCTACGCCGGAATTATCGGTCGAGAGAACCGACGCGATAACTGTACGCATGAGCGACGATTCGGTTGCAAGCCGAAGATTGACACGCTCTCGTGCAAGTTCGGTTTCCATCCACAGAGTTGACAGCGGGTAGTAGTGCGGGTAGCGATGGCCCTCGGCCATCAGGAAACTCGCGTTGACTCGAAGCGATCTGTGGAATCGCTCCGCGTCACTCAGGTGTTCTAATCCTGTGGCGTCTCCATCGTCATCGGACGAATCGTTTGCGCCATCCCCACTAGGCTGTCGAACAGCTTTTTTGCGCCGCCCGCATCTTCAGTGGTGATCTCGATGATCTTGCGGAGCGTTTCAGCCATCAGGCCGATTGGCAGCTTGCGCAGCTTGGCGCGAAGTTCAGGCGTGTCCACTTCATCGGTTGCCGCGATCACGATGGACTCGACCAGATCGGGAACGTCGTTGACCATCTTCAGCGCGAAGGTCGCAGCCTTCATCATGGCGATGTCGTTGTTTGCCTCGGCCTTGTACGCGGCGAAGACGGTGTTGAGGTCGGCCAGATGGCCGTGCAGCAGGGAGGTGATATCACGCAGGGCAATGCCGCGCACCGTAGTGGCGACAACGCCCCGATACATCACGTCTTCCTTGCGGATTTCAAAATCAGCGAGAGACATATCGGGGTTCCTTCTTAGGCGGTGGCCGGGCGGTTAGTGATGTACACGCGCTCGGTGGTGTCGTCCTTCTTCAGCACTTCGTAGTTGAAGGACATTTGCTGCCAAGTGTCGCCCTTCAGTGCGTAGTCGCCGTTCGCCGTGATCTTGACGTAAGGCCAGAAGTAGTCCTTGTTTTCGCCCTTCGGGTTCTTGGCCTGGAAGCGCAGCGCGCCACGGATTTCCTGACCCTTGCCGATGATGATCTCGTTGGTCATCGCTTCCTGATCGTACTTCACGACCAGTGTGGTGTTGGCAGCGGAGATCAGCGTGCTGGTCGGCTCCATATAGATGCGAGCCGCTTCCAGATCGATCTCGAAGTTGTCTTCCAACTGCTGCGTGGTCAGCGGGGTCACGACCGCAGGATCAGCTTGAGTCGCGCCCGGCACCGAAGTGCTGATGGTCACGTTCGTCACCATGCGAGTGCCTTGCGGCTGATCGACGGCCACGCCCAGTTGCTTCCAGCCGCCCGGCGTCCACTGGGTCTTGTCGAAGTTCTCGGTGATCGCAGTGGCAGCGGCCACGGTGGACGACTCGATGTCACCGCCGAACCACATCGCAACGTTCTGCACGTCGATGGAGTCCAGTGCGAACGCGCCGCCCAGGTCATTGCTGATGGTGATCTGTTCGTCCTTGACGTTCAGACCTTGATCGGCGTCGATGTGATCCAGCGTGTCTTGCGACTGGTTGGACGACAGTTCGGGCGAGTTACCCAGGTAGCGTTCACCCGTACCCAGTTTGGCACCAGCGAGGAATTTATCGAAGAACAGTTTGCCCTTACCGATGACATACTTCTTACCGTTTTCAGTTGCAGCCATTTGATGCTCCTTTGTGTGATTAAAGTTGAGGCTTGCCAGCGATCTTCTACTGGCCGATTTCTACCGCGATCCCCAGGCGGATCGGCAGGTAGAAGAATGCGTGGCTCGACACCTGTGCTTCTGGCGGGCGTACTACAGGTGGCGCGACCTCGACGGACGAAATCATATCACCCAGGCGGTAGTCGTTCGGGTACTTCGGAGAACCGCTGCCTTTCACTTCGGTGATGCGCAACAAACGCTTCTCCACGTCCTGACAGAAGTAGTACGGAAGATACTCGGTGTCCACTGACTTATCGTCCGGTACGGTGCCTTGGATCATCAGCGTCCAGCGGTCGGCGCGGCTGTCGCCATCGCCCGCGAACGTGGCGAAGTCAGGGCGCGGCGCTTCGATGATCGACAGCGTGGCCTCGTGCGCCTGCTGCACTTCCGCGCCGAACAGAAGCCGGTTGATGTGGACGTGGCCCTGCATGTCATACAGGTCGCCGTCAGCCTTGCAGATTTCCTCCAGCAGCAGTTGAAGGCGCAGAAGCACGGCGAGGCGATACGGTGGCACCGCTGCGCGGGTCGGTTGGATTGTGGTGTTGTTCATGTGAGAGAAAACCTTCCTAGTTGTCGGAGAAATTCGTCGTTGACCATGCGGCCGATCTGCGGCGCGTCGTCAGCGCTGACGTGCCTGAAGACCTGATCGACCGATGGGCCGTACAGCAGTGCCACGCGGTTCGGAACCAGCCACGCCGGTTCGCCGTAGCGATTGTCCAGCGACTCGCCGGGCTTGAGCGCGAGCGCGAGGCCGATGTTCCCGTTGCTCAGTTGCGTCAGCCACGCGTACTTGCCGAAGGTCTTGCCGCTGTCCTTCTTACTGACACGAACGCGGATGCCGATGCGCGCACGCGAGCCGAGCGGCGTACCGGGTTGAACGAATCGAGCGAGTGATGTGGGGCGCTTGCGAGCGGTGATGACCGCTTCCAGATCGTTGACGTTGGCCTTCTTCGTGACGCCCAGGCGGTCGTCGTTCAGGTAGTCGCGGGGGAAGGCAATGTCTTCGAGGATATCGCGCCGCAGTAGCGTCATGCCACTGCGGGTTGCGACGGTGTTGATGGCGAGGGACGCTGCTCTGTCCGTGATGCCGGGGAGTTCTTTGAAGCCTTCGATGGCCTCAAGCAGTGAGATTGCCATGCTGGAGTTTCCCTACACTCCAGGCTTCGTTCACCGGGCCGACGTTATCGGTGCTCTGCACGTCAACGGCCAGATAGCCACTGAAGCCCGGCGCGGTAATCTGCACGCGGCCACCACGAACAATCGTGATGCCGTTGAGCGCAAGTTCCGCCTTGTCGAAGATGACCCGTTCGACGAGATCGAGATACATGGGATAGCCCTGATTCTCGATGTCGCCTACGGGTGCCTGTTTGAAGTGCCAGCGAACTCGCAGCGCAACCGGCGCGGCCATCGAACGGTCGTAGTACAGCGCCTCAAGCGAGAGCGTGTCGTGGACTATGCGGTGGTTGCGCGCCAGCGCAGCGGCGAAGTCGAAGCGGGTCATGGCGGATTACAGGTCTTCCGACGATTTGCCTGCTTTGTCGCTGCCCGCTGGGTCGCCCTTGTCGTCGTCCTTCAGCTTGCCGGACGAGGAAGTGGCGCTGCCCTTGGCCGGTTTGATCTTGACTTCGACGGCGCTTTCTTCTTCGTTGACCGGCGTGCGCACGGCGTCCGGGTTGGTCTCCTTCAGATCGTCCAGTTCCTTTTGCGTGAACTTGAACGACTGGTTGGCGTTGACGACCACGCGGCCGACGCCTTCGCGGTGCAGGATGATCTTGCCGTTTGCGACGCGCAGTTTAGTGCCTTCAGTTGCAGCCATGGTAGTGCTCCTTAATGATGTGAGAGAAAGACCGGGCGCGAGGCCCGGCCGGTTGCCGATTAAACTTCGTCGGTGTGGATGGTGGTGGTGACTTTCAGCAGCACCGTCGCGTTCGGGTCACGCGGCACCATCAGCGGCGCGGTTTGGGTCAGCAGGTATTCTTGCGATGGGTCTTCTTCTTCCCAGTTCTTGAAGAAGTATTCCATGGCCTTGTAGCCTGCTTTCTTGTCCTTGATCGCGCCGAAGCAGCGGGTGCCGCCCATTGCGTCGCGGGACACGCCCACCACCGAGCCTTGATCGAGGTAATACTTTTGCTTACCGTCGATAGGGCTGATGAAGCGAGTGCTGTCCACCCAGGCGTCGATTGCGCCTTGGCCGTCAGCGCCCGCGATACGACCCATGTATTCGATGGTGTCCGGGTAGCCTTCAGTCAGTGCGTTGATGCGGGTGACGTTCGCTGCGGTGACGCCGCCGAAGTTCTTGTCCAGCAGGTCTTTCAGATCGACGCGCTGGGTGAAGTCTTCCCAGGCATCTTGACCGAAAATCCATTCGCGGATGCGAGCACCCGACTGGCCGTTGGCTTCGATACGCGCTTCCTTGATGTCTTGCAGCGGGGTCGCGGTGGTCTGGTCCCACTTGGCCGCGCCGGACAGCGTGACGGTCAGGTTGGCGTTGCGGCGGAAGTCCACCAGCGTTTCAGGGTAGTCTTCGCCCACGATGGTCACTTTGCCGTCGATGGTTGCGCGAGCGGCCAGCCAGTTGAAGGTGTTCTGCACCTTCTCTTTTTGCTGTTGCAGCAGGTACGCGATAACCGCGTCACGGCGCTGATCGTAGGTCAGGGTGCCACCCAGCGCTTCACCGGCCACGCGGTCCATGTGCATCGTGTAGTCAACGATGTCCTTCTGTTTCGAGTAGGCCGGTTTGAAGCGGTCGGTCTCGAAGCCATTCAGACGGCCAGGGCGACCGGCGACGTTAGGCACGACGAACGGTGCCAGTTTGCGGGTGTCTTCGTACACGCGGTCGAACATGATCCATTCGGTGTCGAAGTTGATCTGGCGCTGGTACATTTGCAGCCAGAAACGCGGTGCGGTTTTCAGGCGGCGCTGCACGCCATCCAGGGTCACGAGATCATAAATACCAGCCATGCTATTTCTCCTAATTCGTTTGTAAGGTTGTACTGCTGACCGGGTTAGATCAGGTGGCCGACGCGCAGGCCCATCGAGCCTTGCAGGCCCAGTTTGCGCAGCGCGTAGGTGTTCCATGCGGCGGGGAAGTTGACGCATTCGTGGTTGAACTTGCCGCTATCCCAGTACGGCACGTCCTGACCGACTTTATCGATCTGCACGGCGGTCAGGACGGCCTGTTCCGGCTTGTGGGTGGCCGGGTCGTAGGCGACGATACCTGCCGAGGTCAGCGCGGCCAGCGAGTATTTCGGCAGCGTGGCTACGTTCGATTTGGCGCTGTCGGTGATGACCGGCGTACCGCCGATCCACAGTTGGAACGCAACGCGGGAGCCGACCTGTTCATACGCGGCCAAGTCCTGCTTCGGGTCCAGGGGGAGTTTATCTGCTGCCATGGTGTATCTCCTATTGAGTTAGGCTGCGGTTGTTTGAATGCCTGATTAGGCGACTTTGTTACCGGTCGCCATCGTGTAGTTCTTCAGGATGTCGGCCGATGCGTCTTGCTGCTGATGCTGCGCGGCGTTGTCGGCACCGATGCCTGCGCCGCCTTCCTTGTTCATAGCCTGCTCGAACTGGTTGCCGCCTTTGGCCTTGTCCTTGCCGGTGTTGTCGCCGCCGCCGTCCTTGCCAGCTTCTTCCTTGCCAGCTTCGTCGCCTTTGGCGGCTTCGACGGTTTCTGCTGCGGCCACGGCCAGCATGGCTTTAGCATCGGCCAGCGACATGCTGGTGTTCAGCGCGAGGTGGGTCGCCAGCTTGGTCTTGCCTTTGGCTTCGTCGCAGGACAGGATGCCAGCGCAGCGTTCGCGCTCGGCCTTTTGAACTGCTGCGGTATCGACCGCTGCTGCCGCATTGTCGCCTTTGTTTTCAGTGCCGCTCATAACTTGCTCCTTCGGTTGGTCATTGGTTTTGGCGAGTTCACCATCGTCATCAGATTCGGTGTCGTCGTCGATAATAGATTGCAGCGCCACGGTCGGTTCCGCAATCGCATGAATCAGGCCGAGTTCCAGTGCGTCGTCGGCCCGGTACGTGCGAGCCTCGGTATCATAAACGACCTTGGAATCCAGGCCCATGTTTTCCGATACGACTGCGACGAACTTGGCGCGGGACTTGTCCACGTTCTTCTGGAGGTCGGCCTTCACTTCCTTGTCCAGCGGCTCGTACGGATTGCCGTCCACCTTGTGATCACCGCTGTGGATGAACGTCACAGCCATGCCGATCTTCTCCAAGAATTTCGACATATCGACGTGCATGCAGACGACGCCCACCGAGCCGATGCCTGCGCTCGGAATGGCGATCACCTTGTCCGCTGCCGAGGCGACGGCGTAGGCCGCGCTGTAGCAGTTGCTGTCCACGTAGGCGACGATCTTTTTGCCTTGGCCGCGATTGGCCGCGATCTGCGCCGACAGTTCAAAGCAGCCTGCCGCTTCGCCGCCGAACGAGTTCACGTCGAACAGGATGGTCTGCACTTCATCATCCGCCATGGCGGCGTTCATCTGCGAGCGGATGAAGTTGTAGCCGGTGACGAAACCCCACGAACTGCCGAAGCGGTTCAGCAGGGTTCCGTGGACCGGGATGATCGCCACGCCGTTCGCAAACGCGAAGGGCTTGTTCTGCTCGCGGCGGCTGAAGCCATACGCCTCGCACAGTTCATGGCGGCGCTGCTCCAGCTTCTGCTGCTCGACATCGACGTTGGCCGACATCATCAGCATCATGTCGTTGGCAAAGTTCTCGCGGAACGCCGACGCGATGAAGTTCTCGCGCAGGTTCATCCGAGTAAGTGCGCTGCGCGCTGCGTGCTCGCTCATTATTTGCTACCTCCTTTTTTCGTGGTCTTGGTTGCGGTGTCGCCATTATCGTCCTGCTGATCCGCGCCATCACCGTTTTCACCCTGACCGCTACCGCTGCCGCCCGGCTTCGCGCCGCTCGTGTCGAAGGTCAGGCCCAGCTTCTCCATCAGCTTCTTCTCACGAGCCTGCTGCTTGAATACGCGGCGGAAGTCGTCGCCCAGTAGTGCCACTTCCTTCTGGTAGGTGGACAGGCCAGCGTTGATGCGCATGATCGCGGCTTGCGTTTCCTTGGTCTCGTCGATCTGACCGCGTGCGGCACCGATCCATTCGCACGAGCACAACGCCTCGCGCATGTACGGATCGTAGAAGTCGAAGTTTGGCGGCAGCGGGATCACGCTGTCGTCGCGGTTGATCTCTTCTTCCAGCCAGCAGATGAACATCATCGTCGCCTGCCGGTCGGCCACGGTCTTCTTCCGCGCCTGCATGAACTTCCATGTCTCGGCCATGCTGGCGCGTGCGCTGGAGTAGTTGGTCTTCGAGTAGTCTTTGCTGAACTGCTCGTAGGACATGCCCAGCGGCGCGGCGATATGGCGCAGCATCGACTCTTCAAAGCCGGTGCCGATGCCGCCCGGCGTCGCGGCCGACTTCAGGTTCAGCTTCGTGCCTGGGAACAAGTGCGGCATCTTCACACCGTCGATGCCGATCTTGTCCGTGGCGTTCACGTACTCGGTCAGGCCGTTCATGTATTCCTTGAGCATATTGGTGAAGCCACCACCACCAGCGCCCATGGATTGAAAGATCGCTTCGGTCGGCAGTTCGGATTCGATGGCCGCAGCGTAGGTCGCGTTGACCACGGCGTTCTGCAACACCACGTCGCTGAACTTCTTCGTCATCTTCATCTGCTTGAGTACCGACACCATGTCGCTGATGCCGCGAGTCTGGTCTGGTTGCATCGGCTCTTTGATGTGGATGACCAGTCGTCGGCCCCACTTCGTCTGTGCCGGTACGCGCTTCCACTGCGGCAGATCGCCGGACCAGAATTCACCTGGGAAGGTCGAGCGAATGTGGAAGGCAAGCGGCTTGCCGTACAAGTCCTTCTCGACGCCACGCGACAGGCCCGGCTGGTCCGCGATGTTATTCGGGTTGCACAGGCGCGTCGGAGACACCGACTGGAACGCGGTACGGAAAGGCCGGTTCGCTTTCGGCAACCACTCCGTCGTCGCCAGCACCTCGCCGGTGAAGCCGAAGCCGACCACGCCCAGGCGGATGATGTCGGTGAATGTCAGCGTGCCGCCAGCGTCGAACCAGCACTCGGTGGAGTCGGCCATCAGGTTGAAACGCGACTCGACGATCTGCGAGAACTTGTCGGCCCACTCTTCGGTTGCGCCGAGTGCTTCCCAGTCCGGCATCGAGATCAGGCGGAACTGCGTACCCACGATTGAGTCGCGGTGCGTGTGCATCGCGCCGGTCAGGAAACCATCGTTCTGCACGCTGTCCCGGCTGCGTGCATCCATGATGTCTTTGCGGCCGTTGATCTGCGAGTCGGGAGAAATGATTGGAGGATTCCAGCGCAGCATTTCGGCAGACGTGCGGCTGGCCCCTTCGAGGCCACCACCCATTGCGTTCTGCTGGACTGGCGCGATGGCCGTCGTTACGGCCGGGATTTGTTCTCGTTTGCCCATGGTCGTTTAGAAGATGAAGGTTGCAGGACCGCCCGGCATGCCGCCGATTGGGGAGCAGACACCGAGCGCCGATTTCAGCGACATGATGTAGTTGTACAAATCGGTCTTGCGTGCGGCGGTGAACTCCACACGCTGACCGTTTTGATCGACGACCACGCGGGCGCTAACGCCGGTCATCAGTTGGTGATACGCTTCCTCGGCATCCTTGAGGCGCGTGGTGTACAGCAGTGCGTCAGCGGGTGACAGAACACAGTTCATTGCGGTTCCTTTCTATGTGAGTGACTGGGCCAGTCCTGCGAAATCGTAGCCGGATTTTACTCTAGTGCTCAGTGGGGTTTCCCCTTCCGGTGTGCGCACGAAGTCGTTGCTGCATCCGTCGCTCCAGTCGGTCGCCCACGACGGCGGATTGTTCCAGTCGATGCTCTCGATGCGCACGTAGCTGGAGACGCACACGCCGATGAAG